AGATAAGTAAACACATAACGTACAAAGAAGCTACTCACTCCAACTACGCTAAACAATACAAGATAGCTAACAAACCAAGTTCTGAGGATATCGAGAATATGGAGTTACTAGCTGAGAAGGTATTTGAACCGCTTAGGGAGTGGGTAGAAGCACCCATAAGGGTCAATAGTATGTTTAGGTCTTTAGAATTAAATAGTGCCTTAAAAGGCGCGCCACGCTCTTCACATATGAAAGGTCAGGCTTTTGATATTACTTCAATGGGTGGTAAGACTAATCTTGAGATATTTCATTACATAAAAGACAACCTACCTTTTGACCAGTTGATATGGGAATACGGAGCTGAACCAAAATGGCTTCACGTTTCTTATGTAAACGAGGCAGAAAACAGAGGTCAGGTATTAGTAACAAAAAGAGCAGGGGTTTATCACACTTGGTCACCTTGTAAAAACTGCTAAAATGCCTATACCAAACAAAAAGACTGGAGAAAAACAAAGCTCTTATATGATTCGCTGTGTACCGCAAATGATGCAGTACCACGATAAATCACAAGCGATAGCTATTTGTTACCGTTCCTTTCAGGGTAAGATGTTAAACCTTAAAACATATAATGACTATCCTCAAAGCGTTTCTAATAACGCTAAAAAGGTGTTAAGGTGGCGAGATAAATATGGTGATGAAGTTAAAGGTATGACCAGAGTTGGATGGGTTAGAGCTAACCAACTGGCAAAGCGTGAGAACATAAGCCGCGAAACCATAGCGAGGATGTCAGCTTTTAGGAGACATCAAAAAAATGCTGAGGTAAGCGCAGAATTTAAAGATACCCCTTGGAAAGACAAAGGCTACGTAGCTTGGTTAGGATGGGGTGGAACAAGTGGTATTAATTGGGCATCAAAGAAGTTAGAACAAATTGACAAGAAATGAAACACGACTATCAAACACTAGCTATAAATGCAGGTAGCTTTGGAATTTCAATGAGTAGCATAGATGTAGCCTTAAAAGTGGTTCTTTTGTCAATCACTATTTTATATACACTTCAAAAGTGGTATTTGCTTAATAAAAAGAAGTAATGCAAAAAAAAAAGTTTGCAGATACTAAAGCAGGTATATTCCTAAAGACTGCCTCTCCTAAGATACTTGACGTACTGGGTAATATAATACCAGATGCAGGTGTTTTTAGCCTTATTAAAGACCTTATTGTTAAGGATAGCGTGTTACCCCCTAAAGACAAAGAAGTAGCCTTAGAACTTCTTAAAATGGATGTAATAGAAATGCAGGAAATTAGCAAAAGATGGGATTCAGATATGAAGTCCGACTCTTGGCTGTCTAAAAATACTAGACCTCTTACCTTAATATTTCTTACAGCTTCAATGGTGTTTTTTATTATGCTAGATTCTTTATATATAGACTTTGGAGTAAAAAACGAATGGATAGATTTACTTAAATCACTATTAATTACCGTATATGTTGCTTACTTTGGCTCTAGAGGAGTTGAGAAATTTAAAGCAATAGGTAAATAGTGTGTAAATACAAAAGTTCTCAGATATTTCTATACTGGGATGATGAATTAATTAATAAACCAAATAATATGACTGAAGATTTCGAAATGAATGACAGCTTTGCTGACTTCGTTGATGACTTAACAACAAGTAAAACTAATGAAAATGCTTGTTCTATTGACAATCCTGATTGCGAAGGCTGCGGTTCTTGATTAGTATATAGCTGCAGTAATATTATTTTCTAATAGTTTATATGTTTATAAGCTAATAATTAAAGTTTGTTACTTTTCTAATAATTTAAAAAATGTGAAGTTATTACTTTTCTATTTTAAAAACAAAAAAAATATGATGTATTCAAAGAAATTAGTAGATAAGACTTTTAATTGTAAGCGTTTAACTGATAAACAAAAAACAGACAGGCTTTTAGAAATTGATGCTATACAATACACAAATTTAGGTTTAGATTCAACAATAGAAGAAAAGAAAGCGGTAAAGTTCAACAGTCAATATTTATATGAGGTCATTAAAAAAATAGATTTAAGGCTTGGTAAAACACTTTTGTACAATGGCTAAAAAACTTACAAGAACAAAGCTGGTTAAAAAGCTGGATACAATATTTAGCCAATATATCAGACAGGTAAATTCAGTTAATGAAATAGCTACCTGTTTTACTTGCGGCAAACAAGACCATTGGAAGAAGCTACAAAACGGACACTTTCAATCTAGAAGACATTACTCAACTAGATGGGATGAGGTAAATTGTCAAGTACAATGTGCAGGATGTAATGTGTTTAAATATGGTGAGCAGTTTATATTTAGTCAGAATCTAGACAGAAGGTTTGGAGAAGGAACATCAACTGAGCTACATCAAAAAGCTAGTCAAACAATTAAGATAACAAACCCTGAATTAGAAGAGTGGATATTTAAGTATCAAAGTTTGGTTAACAATATGTAAAGCACTACATTTGAGTGTTCTGTTTTTATTACTAGGAAAAGGGGTTGGTTTTGTACCGCCTCTTTTTTTTTGCTTAAATAGTAGAGTTATTAATTTTTTTGTGTATATTTACATCAGTAATAACCACAGACACAGACACAATGACAACATCACAACTACAATCGTTCGCAACTGCAAAAAACATCAACCTTATTATTGAAGTTGATGAATTTGAAACGTTTTATGGAATCAACTACGGACGTGGTAACAAATATTATTGGTTTTCAATTACTCAGACCACAGACCGTCTGTCTTTTGAATACGTATATAATCAAAACACAGGTGCAAAGCAGAGACTAGCAAACGACTTTTATAGAGTTAATTTTGCAGTAGAAAAGTTTTTAGCATAATAATAACAACAACAAAAACAGAACAAATGAAAACACAACGAGACGATTTAAAAGATCAAGCAAACGCTCTAGAAGCGCAGCTAACAGCAGCAACTAAATATGGGGACGGTGTAGACCTTATGGACATTTACCGCAAGCTAGACAAGGTTAAATCACTTATAGAAGCGATACGATAATGGGACAATTCTTTACACACGAAATGAAAGATGAGGTAATACAAGAACTTAAATTTAGGGTTGAAGCCTTAATGAAAAAGGTTGACCAACTAGAAAAAGGGCAGCAAGTAAAAGACCTTGAACAACACAATTCTTTTTTAGAATCACAGGTTGAAATATTACACAGAGATATTGCGAATATTCACTTTAATCAAACAATAGGATGGACAGAAACAAATTAGTAGAATTGTACAAGAAGTACGATTTAACAGCAGACGATGTTTTTAAACATCAACATTATGTAATCATAACCCGAACGGGTATTGATAAGATACAGGCCGTTGAGCAAATAGTAATAAATTATGAGGTCATAAGGTGTGAACCGAATTACTCAGTATTTAAAGCCAAGGCGGTCAAAGAAGGAAAGTCAATAGAAACTTTTGGGAGTGCATTAAAAGGTGATACCTTTAAAGAAGGAAACTGTAATAGTTGGTATGTAGCCGAGATGGCCGAAAAAAGAGCTATGAGTAGAGCCGTTTTAAAGTTGACAGGTTTTTACGAGTTAGGAGTTTTTGGGGAAGATGAATCAGATAGTTTTAAAAAATAATTAAATAAATACAATAAATTATGGGAGCAATCATTAACGCATCAATCAACATCGCAAAACTGCCAAAGGAAAAATTCGTAGCAGGAAAGGATGGGGCTGTATGGTATAATTTTACCATTTCAATCAATGACGAAACACGATATGGCAACAATGTATCGGTAACAGATGCAAGAAGCAAAGAAGAAAAAGATGCAGGTAAGCAATTATCTTATCTAGGCAACGGAAAAGTTGTTTGGATTAAAGATGCACAAGGCACAAGTGGAACTATTTCACTAGCCGAAAGAGAAGAAAAAGCAGAAGATGCTAGAACAGCAGTTTCTTCAGAACTTAATGATTCTGATTTGCCTTTTTAATATTTCTTTTTAATAATTACAAGGGGGTGTAGGCTAATAATTTACACCCCCTTTTTTTTACCTTTATATAATGACAGACACACTATTTACACGCACACCTCACGAAATACTAATGCAAAATATTGAGGATGATTGTTTTGTTGACACTTCAATACCTATTGAATATCCACCAGTTGCTTTATCCTTTGGTGAGAAACTAATTAAAAACCCAAAAGGGGATTCACTATTGCCTATACCATTAGGAACATATGGGAACTTCAGTTGTGTAAGCGCACCACCTAAGACTAAGAAGACATTCTTTATATCATTATTGGCTTCTGTTTATTTAAGCGGCCAAAACATATACGGTGGAGACATTAAAGGTCATAGGGACAAAGGGCATCTCGTACACTTTGATACTGAGCAGGGGTTATGGCATTGTCAAAAAGTATTCAAACGAGTTTATGATATGGATTCTACCATTGACCCAAACATATACCACACCTTTGGACTTCGTTCTATTTCATATAAGCAGCGTTTAGAGTTTATTGAACACTATCTATCTAAAAAAATAAATACGCCCTCACTCGTTATCATAGATGGTATTGCCGACCTTGTTAGTGATGTAAACAATATAGAAGAAAGCAATGCAACGGTTCAAAAACTAATGCAATGGAGCGCGGTGTATAAATGCCACATTATTTGTGTGATTCATCATAATTACGGAACCGCTAAAATGACTGGCCACTTAGGTAGCTTCTTAGAAAAGAAAACAGAATGCCAAATAGAGTTAGAAGCTAACACAGTAAACAAAGATTGGATAACTGTAAATTGTAAAAGAAGCAGGGGTTACGCCTTTGAAACATTTAGCTTTAAAGTTAACGAACGCGGATTACCTGTTATAGTAGAAAACTTATATGACCCTTTAAAATGAGCCAAAAAGTAATGATTTTAGTTGCTAAAAAGCACAATACTTGGATTGATATTGTTTCAACATTTGGTTGTACTAGAAGGGTGGCTGAAGACATTACTCAGGAGATGTACATTAAGATACAACTACAAGTAGAAAAAGGGTTGGATATAATGTATGAGGATGACATAAATTACTATTATATTTTTAAGACCTTAAAGAGTTTATTTTACGATTTAAAAAGAAGGCAAAAAGGGATTGTTATAATAGAGTTAGAAAAACATATAGAAGACTTAGGAGACAGCCAGTACGCTCATAATGACGTAAACTACGAAGAAGCATATAAAATAATTGAGAAAGAATTATCTGAAATGCATTGGTGGAATAGAAAAGTTTTTGAAATAGCTAATGGTGGCGAAAGCATTGCGGAGCTGTCAAGGCAATCAAAAATATCTTACTCTATCTTGTACAACACTTACAGGAATGTAAAAGCCAAATTAAAAAAGCTGTTATGATTGAATACTTAATAGAAGATAAGGATATTCAATACGCTTATAAAAAACTGGAAAACCTTCACGACATTACAAATTCAAACCCTAGTAAATTTGGTTATGAAAAAAAAAGAATTTTAGAAGGTTATATTGGAGAGCGCATCGTAATGAGGTTTTTAAACATCAAGAATGATATTGATGCTTTTGATTATGATTTGATTTCTAATAAAAACAAAAAACTTGAAGTAAAAACTATAAGTTGCAATTTCAAGCCTTTAGATAATTATTTATGTACTGTTAACTCTCACGACCTAAATGGTGTTCACAAACAAAAAGCTGATTATTATATTTTTCTAAGAATATTAAAAGATTACAGTAAATGTTGGGTTCTTGGTTGGATAGGTTGTAAAGAATTTTTTACTCAAGGTGAGTATGTAGCAAAAGGAAAAGATTTTGGCCAGTTTAAATTTGAAAGAGCAAACGCGACTGTTTTACCAATTAATAAATTAAATAAATTTTCAAAATGAAATTAGGAGACATTATTTTTTATATAACCAAGTACACAGGCATCAAGTTGCTAGTGGAAACGTATCATTCTTTTAAAGGCACAAAATGTAACTGTGACAAAAGAAGAAAAAACCTCAATGACTTAAAAATAAAAAGATGACAAAATTCAATGATACAGACTACAACGATTGGGAGCAGTTTCGAGTGGCAGAAAACAAGGACGTTATCAGCCCAACAGAGTTTGAATTGGTTTGTGACCTGCACGCAAGGTATTTCAAGCATACCTATTATAAGCCTTGTACTTGTAGCCCGAAAACCATAAACAAATGGATTCAAGATTTAAACCTAATTTGGACTTACACAAGGAATGGGGATAAGTAAAGTTCACCAATGGGAAAAGGCGGTTGTGATACTTCTTAACTCTAACGGTTGGCAGTTAGAATGGTCAGGTGAGGGTATGTCTAGGTATGATGCCGTAGGTAAGACACCCAAGGGGTTGGATTGCGTAATAGAAATGAAATTCCGCAATAAGCACTATGACACGAAGATGCTTGAGAAAGACAAGTATGATGCTTTAATGAGGTTAGACAAGGACGTAATCAAAATATTTTATGTCTTTGACCCTAAAGGTAACTTCCTTTACTACCTCAACACATTAAAGCTACCTAAGCCAGTAAAAAAGTATTGTCCTGACACTACAATGTGGACTAAAAAGAAGCTCTTAAAAGAGGTGTACTTGCTAGAAGAAAATGGTGCTGTTGTGATAAATATAAACTTCTCTAAATAAAACTTATTAAACTTTTTGTTTATAATGATATTCGTTGTATATTTAAGTATTGAAAGGGGGGTGTCTACTGCTAGTGGAGATAACTTAACCTACTTAGAAATCAAATCAAGTCTCTGGGCCAACTCTTTCTTTATTTTTATTAATTAAAAACAGAACAAATGACAAACAAGGACGCTTACAAGTACGGAGAAATTTTAGGACAACTTATGTCTTTTGAAAATGTACACGCCAAAGGACAAGAGCAAAAAGCAATAATACAACAAACGATAGCTGATATGTCAGAATTGTTTGATTCTTTAAATAAGGGGTAATGAAAATAGGCCACGAATCACTTCTTTATATTAAAGAACAAATAGAATTGCACACAGAAGCTGACCCAAGTATTACAGATGTAATAATCACATACCAAATAAAGGACACAGGTAAGGCTAAAAACTTTTTGAATTTATCCATAAAACTAACATAGTATGAGCCTAGTAGACGATTTATCAGCAGAATTAATACGCTTAGAACATCAGTTAGAATCATCTAAAAAACATACCTACATAGGGGAAACCCACAGCTTACACGCTGCGGATGGTGAGCTTATTATAGCATACGGAGATGACCAATGGTTAACAATAGCGGTTGACCAATTATTTCAAGACTTACCTGCTATCATAAACCTCGTTTGTTTAGAGCAAATTAAACAACAAGACAGCACATTGCAACGCATTAAAAATGAGTTAAAAGAATTATGATACTGCTAGTAGATGCAGACAGTTTAATATTTGCCAGTTGTTACAAGCAAAGGGAAAGCCCTGACGATGACCCGTATCACTCAGACATATACTTTGCTCGTAATAAGTTTGATGAGCAGTTTATGGCTATCGTGAACCATCTAGAGATGATGTACACCATAGACAAGGTTCTTACATTTAGCGGTTCAAAAGGTAATTTCAGGAAACTGATAACAAGAAAATACAAAGCCAATAGAAA